CTGATCCTCCGTGCCAAGCGTCTCGATCAGTTCGAAGACCGTGCTATCGACCCGGCGCGTGATCGTTCGACCGCTGTTCTCGACCCCACCCGTCCCCAGGTCGGGGCCGCCGCCGAGCGTACGCTGGCGAACCGCGATCGGTTTCGTTCGGCAGTGATCGATGAGCGCACCCCGTGGCTCGCCCAGTGGCGAGGTGATCTCGAACCTATAGCGCAGCGTCCCCCCGCCGAGTTCGGCGGTGATAAGGTCGCCCCTCGGTGTGGCGTCCTCCGCACGGAGCCGGTAGGTCTCGAAGCCGGTGGCCGGACCCGAGTCGCTGTCGCCAAGCGGCCAGACGTACTGATGGGTTCCGTCGTGCAGCGCCACCTCCGCTCGAAACTGCCCCCCCTCGTTGTTCACCAGCACGCGCGTTACCAGCTCGGCGACCTGGCCCTCGCCAGGGATCGCGCCCGCCGGCACCCCTGAGTAGGTCGCAGCGTACTCGCCGGCCGCGCCGCCGCGCCACCCGGCGAACAGCATATCCGCACCGTACTGCCGGTACGTATCGCTCTGGAAGTCACAGACCTCGAACACGGGGATGTTCGCGCTCCACCCGTCGGGGCTGCTGCCGGTATGCACTGTCACCGCACTCTCCTGCCGAGCGCGCGTCTCGATCGCCCGCCGGATGATCTTCCCCGTATCCATCTCGTAGAACGGCCGGTTGACGTCTACCTGCTGGAGTCCATAGCGATTGTCGCGCACGTCCAGCCCGAGGAAGCCACCGTTGCCCTCGACGGAGGGCTGGCCGACCAGCGTGCCGGTGAACTCCGTCTCGCCGTCGCGGGTTACGATCACCTGGTCGCCGCTGTCGATCCCTCGGTTCGCGTCCGTGTTCGTCACGGTGAGCGTCCCCCGCCCGAGCCGGGTGCCGTCGGCGCTATCGAGGCTCACGTCCACCAGGCCATCGACCGGCGCTCCGTCCGCTGTCGCCTCCCAGACGGGCATCGTATCAGCGACTCACCCGCTGGCCTTTGAACAGCGGCGGCCCGACCGACTCCGCTCCATAGTTGAGGGCCTTTCGCACCGGCTCACCGCCCTCCGAGACGAATAGGACCGTACCGAACTCGCTCTCGCTGTCGTCCTCGGGTCGGCTTGGGTACGTCTGATTTCGGCGGCTTAGTAGTTCGCGCAGATCACACAACGGCAGGCGGTCGTGGCTCATAGTCGCTCCCGCGGCTGCCGCTCGCGCTCACGGCCCCGCTCCCGATCGTTCTCGAGTTCCTGTCGGTGGCGCGCCCGCCCGATAGCGAGCGCGACGAACCCGACCGTCACGAGGACCATCGCCACGATCCCACCGTTGATCGCCTTCGCGGTCTCCCCGGTGATGATCACCGCCTGGGCGCTGCCGAGTGCGAACGCGATTCCAATGATGATACCGAGCGCGCCGCTACCGGCTAAGAAATCGGTGAGCAGCGTGGTGTGCTCGGCCGTCCGGTCAACTGCCGTCTGCCGGTCGTCGGGGGCGCTGCCGTCGCGCCCGGGGTCCGTTTTAGGTTTAGATGTGGGCATCGATATGAGTGAACTCCAGGTCGAATCCGTACTCTTTCGCGAGGTCCTGGTCACGGTTTTCTTCTGCTCGGTACATCGTTAGCATCCCCGTAATCTGCCGGCCATCCCAGCGGAACTCATCGAGCCCGCCACCGCTGGTCGCCGCCGCAATAATGTCAGGTCCCCACTCTTTCGCTGCGCGTCGGAGTTCGTTCTCGAATCCGTAGTTGTCGTTCGAGTACGCTCCCGAGTTCGGGTAGTGGCTCGCCTCGGTGGCTTTCATCTCGCCGGTGATTTGGTAGGTCTCGGTGTTTATCACGATGTTCGTCCCGAAGATCTCGTTCAGCGTCGAGATCGCCGCCCGGGTGATCAGGTCGTTATCCAGCTTCACCTCGACACGGTTTGCTTTAAGCACGAACGTCTCGGTGCCGTCGGCCTTCACTAATTTCGTAGTAGGTTGTGCCATCTGTCTCTCCTGTGGTGGTATCGTAGTGGCCGATTCAACGCCCGGAGTAGCCCGTCCGTAACCCGACGTCGGTGCCGATCTCCTCGGCGAGCATCCGGACGAGCTCTTGCATCCGCGACCGCGACATTTGCGAGAGGTCCATCGTCTGATCGCCGATCTCGATAGTCCCGACGAGCGGCCCGTCGCCTGCCTGTCCACCGTTGGTCGCCTGGGCGGTCCCGCTACCGCCGCCCATCGCCTCCGCGAGCACGCCGCCGAGCGCCTCGGGATCGAACCCGCGCGACACGTCTGCGGGGGCTGGCACGACCGTCTCGCCTGGATGGAGCATCGCCGCTCCAGCCTGCTCGATGACCCCCCCGACGGCGAGCTGCGGCAGGTCAACCGTCGCCCCGCCGAAGGATTTCCCCCCGACGTTGATCGTCGGCAACCCGACCGTCTCGGGAATAATCGCGTTCCAGGTGTCAGAAAAAATAGAACTCGCCGCTCTCGATACCGCGCCGGCCAGCCGCGAGATCCGCCCGGGAAGCCGGCGTTCGAGATCGGCGATCGCGCTCCCCAACCGATCGAACGGTTTGAGCAGCGCCCTCTTCGCCGAGGACGCCACCCCGGTTAGCTTCTGCCACACGGTTCGACCCGCGCTCGCGCTCGTCCGAACGAGCCAGTCGTAGGTGCCCGTCACCCAATCGATCACGCCGCCTTTGAACCCCCTCCACGCGCCGACCGCCGGCTGGACGACGTTCGTGTCGAGCCACTGGCCGACGCCGGCGAAGGTTCGCTCCCAGACATCGAAGAGCACGCCAGCGACCCGGCCAGCCTCACGGAAGCCAGCATCCACCGCCGGCACCAGCCCCTCGTCGATCTTTGAGGCGAAGCCGTTGATGAACCCCCCGAGCACGGCGATGATCCCGCCCCCACCGAGTGACCACGCGGTGAGGATCGCGTCGGCCGTCCCGGGGCCGATCCATTTGCGCAGCTTCTCGCCATACTCGCTGACCGTATCCATCACCCCGGAGTTCTGGAGCTGCCGAACGACCGCCACGCCAAGCGCCGCCCCGATCGCCGCTCCCCACGACTTCCCGCCCGCGAACTTGAGGATCGACCACCCGATCCGTAGCATCGACTTCAGCGGTCCCTTCAGTCTCCCGAGCCACCTCGCTGCCGTCTGGACGGCGCTACGGATGTACTGGCCGATGTTCAGCTTCGCGAACGCCCGGACGATCCTGCCGACCCACCCGCGCGCCCACTTCACAGCGCCACTGAGCGCCCCCCGGAGTGCCCCCGCTGCACGACTCGCGTACTGCCTGACCAGCCGCGGCAGCTCGCGGAGCCGGGGGATTCGAGCGAGCAGTCGGCCGACCCACTTCTTTGCCCACCCGACCAGGCCTGACAGTTGCGCGCGGAACCACCGGGCCGCCTTCCCGGCGATCGCCTTTACGAGCTGCCACAGCCGCGCCAGTCGCGGGAACTTCGCCAGCAACCGACCGACCCACTTCTTTGCCCACCCGACCAGAGAACCGAGGAGCCGAGTAAACCAGCGCCACGCTTTGCCGGCGTACAGCTTGAGCGTCTGCCAAATCGCTCGCAGCGAAGGGAACTTCGATAACAGTCGGCCCACCCACTTCTTCGCCCACCCAACGAGTCGGCCAAGCGTCCCGGTAAACCAGCGCCATGCCTTCTGCGCGACCCCTTTGATGAACTGCCAGGCTTGCGAGAGCGAGGGGAGGCGGGCGAGGATGCGACTCACCCACTTCTTTACCCACCCGACAGCGCGCCCGAGAATCCCCTTGAGGAAGGCGACTGCTCTGCCGATCCACTTCTTCACTAGAGACGGGATTGCCTTTAGCCGCTTCCAGATCGCCAGCACGCGGTTGATCGCCCGGAGTTTCCACCCTATCGCCGAGCGGACGAGGCCCGCTGCCTTCCCGAACAGCCGGAGGATACCGAGCAACGACGTGAACTTCGCGATGAGGAAAAACAGCGTCCCGTTGAGCACCTCAGCCTTCGTATCGAAGCGATCGACCTGCCCCGAGGCCCGATCCATCGCCCCCGAGAACCGTCCCGTCTTCGCTGCGCCTCCGGCCATCCGACTGTTTGCGGCCTCCGTGCTCTCGGCGGCCTGCTGCGTCGCATCCTGGTACTTCTCAACTTCCTGCTGGGCCTCGTTGACCCCCGCGACCTTCGCTACCCACTCCAGCCCGCCGACGATCACGATGCTTGCCCCCCACCCGCCTGCCGAGTGGTTGCGATAGCTATCGCGTTACTGCTCGCTGCGCTGCTGGCCGTCGCCGACGTTCGAGAGCCCCGCCTGCCGTCGAGCCCGATCGCCTTCCGCCTCGGCCCGATCGGACTTCGCCTGCTCGTGTTCCTGATGAAGCACGAGATACCGCCAGACCGAGTGTTCGGAGAGCCCGGGCGTCTCCTCGACGGATACCTCGCGGCGATACAGCGGCGGGTACACCCACCACAGACGTTTCGAGAGCCAGCGCCGTGTCCGTGCCCAGAAGCCAGACGGCTCCATGTACGTGCGCGTAACAGTGCGCTTCCCGAGCGTGGTCTCAAGCGGAACGTTGGCTTCTTTCGCCAGCAGCAGTTGCATCGCATGGCGCTGGTAGAGACTGACTACTGGGTTCTCCGGGCGCTCGTCTCGGATCGCTCGTCTGAGTTTTCCTCTTCGCCCTCATCGAGATCGACCCCGCCCGGATCGGGGAGGTGGCCTTCGAGCTGGGCACCAAGGTGCGAACTCAGCCCGGTCAGGAACGTGCTCAGGGTTGCGTTCTCCTCGTCGGCGAGCGACCAGTCGTCGGTTTTCGCCTCCGCGACCTCCCGGTAGTAGCGCTCCATCTGCACCTTCCCGCCGCCGCCGGCGGTCTGTTCGATACAGTCGCTCATGATCTGGTTCGTTCTGAACCAGCTTATATCGGTGAAATCAAACCACCATGCCCGCGGTGACCGCCCCTCGCTCTCGGCGACGTCCGGGTCCTCGGTGAGCACGACCCGCTCGGCATCGCTCGAGACCATCGCGTCCTGAAAGCTCCCGAGATCGTAATCGGCGTACTCCGCTGGGAGCCCCGTTTCCGGGTCGATCTCCTCGCGCCCCGCTTCCGAAGCCCCTGGCGTCTCGTCCTCTCGCCCGGCCACCGCTCGCCCCGATTCATTGTCCATCTGTCTACCCGGCACTCACGATAGACGGCAAATAAAATACGTCGAGTATAGGGGTTGCTTTATCCACCCGATCGACACAACAGTAATGGAGGTCGCCTCCATTGGGTAGCCCGACCGCCGGAGGGCTGAGAAGGTCTGTGTCGTCGGACTTCAGTTCGGGTCCTCCGAACGGTCACGAACACGCTACCATGCGCGCGGCTTCCCCCCGCGCGGGTCGGCCCGGTCTTCCCTCCCCCCTGGTTGGCGGGCGACCCCCAACCATCGCCGGCCCTCTCACCGCCGCCGTGAACCACCCGCCGATCACCTGCCGGAACCCGGACGGTTCACGGGGTTACTTCCGATATAATTATAGCCAAATAAACCTCGGAACGAGTAGAGTTGCGCATGGTAGACCACGAAACAATCGTTGTCGATGAGGACGACACACACAGACTCTCGCTTCGTGACGGCGACGTAGTCGAGAATCTGCTGATCGACATTACGGCCCCGGGCGCGGCCTGGGCGATCGACTGCTGGGGTGACGGCTGGGAGCTCCGTAACATCGGTATCGAGGGCAAGGTCGATCGGGCGACCGGGCCGAAGAAGGGCCTTCGTCCGGGCTGTCCCGAGGGCGGCCACGGGCTCGTCGAGAACTGCTACTTCTCCGGGCGGGCCTACGACATGGGCTGGGCCTGGGACTTCGGGAACTGCTGGATTCGGGCCAAGCACGCCGGCCACATCGACTTTCGATACGTCACCGTCGTCGATGCCGCTGACAACGGGATCTATGGGACGGGGCCGAACAAGGACGACTCGCCGCAGCGCGGCCACGGGACGGCAAAGATCGAGAAGTGCCACGCCGAGAACAACGGCAACGGGAGCTTTCGCCTGGGCGGAGCCGGGGCTGAGATCGCCGATTCGACTGTCCTGATTGAGCAGAAGACGCCGCCGACCACCCATCCGAACCCCCACGGTGCTCGCGGCGTCGTCGCAGAGGGGGCGGACGGGATCGAGGTACGCGACTGCGACATCAAGTTCACCGGCACCGACGGGTATGGCGTCGCGGCAGTCGATAGCTGGACGGGAACCCCTATCGAGGTCTACGACTCCCGTATCACCGGGCCCATCGGCGATTCCGTTCGGCTCCACGACTCCGAACACGGCCCGCAGGCCGCCGACCCGACCCCCCGCCCGGGCGTCCCGCTGACCGCCAACCAGGCGGCGACCGGGGGCATCCCGGCGCGGCCGGAAAACGCGAAGTACGTGACGGTCCAGGGCGTCGGACAGCGCGGGGCTGGAGCTTTTGACTACGAGCTCCGGGCGGCCGGTGGGAAGATATGGCCCGGCGAGGACGCTTCCGCGGAAGACCGAATCCACTCAGGACAGACAGTCGCCGAAGGCCGTGTCTGGGCTCCTTGGTTTGATGATTTCTGGGTGAGCCCCAGTGCGGACCTCGACGTCACGGTTGGAGACGATCAGGCGCTGGTGACGCTCGACGGCGAGCCGCTCGACGTCGGTGTAATGGACCTTCCGAGCCAGCAAATAGATCAAGAGGCGGTCGAAAAGCGGGCGCGCGAGTTGTTCGAGCAATACCGAGCGGAGTTCCTTGACGAGACGGAAGCGTTCGTCGCGGAGTACGGCCAATGAGAGATTCGTACCGCGGTGGACTAGACTCGCCGGCCGGCGACGAGGCGCGGTCAATCCTCGAAGCCATCAACGACAACGCGACGGCGTTCGGGATGGGAATGATGATCGGGGCAGCGCTGGTTATCGGCTTCGCTATGACGCTGGTATGGAAAGTCCGACTGTGCTTGATCGACCTTTGGTTGTGGGCCGACCCTCCAGACGATTGGGACACTACACTACATGACCCATAAACAGTAACAGCGCCACCCCGCCGAGGAGGACGCCCACGCCGATCATCGTCCCTCCGAGCGCGTACCACGGCTCGGTCTGAATCGTCCGCAACCCCGGCGGCGCGTCGGGACCGACTCGCCGGAAGCCCAGCGCCACCGCGTAGTACACGAGCGCGACCACGAGCGCCCCACCGGTCAGCCCTTCGATGCCGAGCAACAGCCCGATGAGTATGGTCGCGGCGATGGCCTGCCCGATGGCCGTGCCGAGGATGAAGGCGTGGAGTTCGTCGTAAGTAAGACTGCCCCCGACCGGAAGTGAGACAACCGGGTCGCTTCCCTGTACCACGATCACTCCTCCCCCGGGGTGTGGCTGTTGTCTCGGTCAGCGTCGTCGGTGGTTGTATCACCGGAACGATCGAGGCTGCCGTCTTGTTCTCCGGTGGGGGCTCCGGTCTGTTTGACAGACGCCGCCCGACCGTCGCCGCGTTCGATCTGCCGCCGGGTGACGTACTGTGAGATCAACGCCACGACCAACACTGTGAGTTGATCGTAGACGGGTCCGGGGTTGGCAAACCCCATCGCTTTACCGAGATACGAAAACCCCCAGATTACGACGATAAACCCGATAATGAAGCTTTCAAGGTCGGCCTCACCCGGCGATTTCAAACCCCGGGCCACTATCCGTCATCTCTCGCCGAAACCCAGTACGCTACGCCGACCGAGATGCAGAAGCTTCCGACCATCGCGATCTCGTCCGGGAGGGTTGCCGCCGCTGCGAGCAGGCCAGTAACGACGACGGGAAACCGAAGTCCGAGCGCCGTCGAACCGAGGGTACCGATAGTTCCCATGAACGGATCACTCAGACGTAGGCCGTTGAGGCCGAGTCTTCGACCGTGATCTCGACACCGAGCGGGGTGATCGAAACGTCGGGTTCGATCGGGTCCGACCCCGAGGGGAGATCGTGCGGGGCACTCTCTATCTGGCACTCCGTACAGGTGATCGTCAGCGTGTTTCCGTTCGGTCGGGTGAACTCCATCGACGCCTCGAAGCCGCCGGCCGTCGGTGAGGTCAGCTCGTTGTAAATGGCGTTATCCGTCACCCGAATCGTCGGCTCCAGGCTATAGCCCAGATTCCCGTACAGGATCTCGAACGGATCGACGCCCGTAGTGTCGTCCAGGTACCGGCCTTCCTGAAGGTTGTTCTCGATCGTCAACGAGAAGTCCTGCACCCGAGCGAAGCTGGTTCCGAATAGCGACAGCGACGATGAAACGTCTTTGAACAGCCACGGGTCGGCTTCCGGGGGAGAGATGCCTGACGTTGCGCTCGTGCCCGATGAAACACCCAGTCCCCAATAGTCCAGACTCACGGTGAGTTCGTCGTCGTTCGAGATCGACAACTCCCCGGAGTTCGGCACACAGCCGTCGAACGTTCGGACGATATTCGAGCCCGACCCCCGACCGTACAGCACTGCCTCGATCGTCTGTGAGGGGGGTAAGCCGTTCATCTTCGGCGTGATCGTGTGCGTATAGGGCGCGGACGACCCGGTGACGGTGTCCGTTCCGAGCAGATACGCCAGCGGCGCACCATCGACCAGCGTGATCGGAATGTCACCGCCCTGGAACTCGCGCTGGCCTCGGTGATGCTGGTGGCCCTCACGGGTCCCACCGACAACGTGACTCAGCATCCAGTTCTGCTCGGGGTCTGGTAGCGAGGCGTCCTCTTGGATCTTCCCGAACGCGCGCGCCGGGCTTACGCTCGTCCCCTGCGTCGATTCCACGCCGACGCCGAGTTGGGCGTCTTCTGACTTGTACGGTGCAGCCATTATTCACTCGCCTCCGTTGGTTCCGCGTCTGCTTCGCTCTCGCTCTCGATCTCGCTGCCTGTGCTCTCGGTACCTTCCGTCGCCTCGATCGGTCCCTCGGCAGTCGTCGCGCCGGCTGGCTCGTGCTCTGGAGTGCCGTTGTCGGCTTCCTCGACGAGTTCCAGCCCGTCGTAGTGCTCTGCCAGGTCCTCCTCGATTCGGCGGGCGCGTTGCCCGGCGTGCTGAGGGTTGTCGCCAGCGAACTCGAAGGGGAGCCGGTCGCGCACGTCGAACTCAGTGGGCGAGTCCGGTGTAGCGTAGCGCGTCCGAAGGGGGCGCAGGTAGCGCCGCCGTCCCTCGGCGATCGGGAAATCGTCGTCCGGGTCCGCGCCGGGGTGACGATAGATTTTCAGTCGCTCGGTTGAACGTAACATGGTCGTGGTGTGGTCTGGTTCGGTTCGTGTACTCAGTCAGGTCAGGATCGCAGCATCGGCAGCGTCCGCGAGTCCGCCCGGTAGCCGACGGTACACTCCATCGCCCACCAGCCGAACGTCGAATCGTTCACTGGGACACCCCGGATCTCAAGTGTATCCCAGTCTCCCGGCGTTCCCGGGTTAGAGCTGCGCTTCCGGCCGCCCTCACAGACCCGGCGCACTGCCGTCCACAGGTCCTCGCGGCGGTCGCGGCTCCGTGGGGTAGCGATCTCGATAAAGCAGGCAGCGTCGTAATTGACGCTGAATAGCTCCAGATCGGCGTACTCGTGTCCCCGCTCGCTCGTCTCGGCCACGAGGACGTACTCGTTAGTGTAGTCTACCCCCTTTCGAGCCTGCCCCGCTTCGTTCTCAGTGCGGAGTTCGATGAGATCCGGGCGCTCGATCCCCGAGTCTGGTGGCAGGTCGCCAGCCTCACCGTCCGGCC